CATATTCGTGAGGGGAGGCAGAACCTTGAGCGCGAGCGCGCCGATCGTTTCCTGAAACTCGCGCCAGGCGTCGATCGTGTCCTGTCCGGGGGATGCGTCACGCTGCGCCTTGGCCGCGCCTGCGAACTGTCGCTCCAGTTCGCCTAGAATGATCTTCTGCGCGCCGGCCGTGTCACCGGCTGCGACCATCGCCTTGATCATTTCCTTCTGATCTTCGGTGAACTGGACGCCAACACGCCCAAGGGCGGTGAGGCCCTTGATCGGATCGTTGAGCGCCTTGCCGAGCTGGATCGCAGAAGATTGAAGATCCTGCCCAAGCCGGGCGGAAAGGTTCACGGCCGCAAGCTGCGCCCGATCAAATACTTCGCCCGAGACATTACCGAAGGTCAGCAGGTTGGCCGTCACCTTCGCGAGAATGTCGTCATCGTCGAACGTGGACAGCGATTGCAGTTGCGCAGCCGCGTCCTGAAGCTGCTCGGACGTGCGCCCCGCCACCGGCCCCATGCTCTTGAGCGCAGCTTCCACCTGCCCAAGCGCCTTCTGACTTTCGATCGCGGCGGGGATCGCCTGTGATACCAGCGCGGTGAACGGTGCCGTGATGCCGGCCGACAGGATCGCGCCGACGCCAGCCAGTTTCGCTCCGGTATTCTGAAGGGACTTGCCCGTGGCGGCGAGCCGCTTCTGGGCTATCGTCAACCCCTCTTCAAAGGCCGCCGTGTCGATCCCAAGCGTGACCCGGAGCGCGCCCACCACTGCGTTCATCAGGGCCTCCCGTTCGTCACATTTGCCCACGCCTGCAACGCCGCCAGCATCTCATCTGGCGTCTGCACCTTGGTCTTCCGCTTTTCGCCGACCAGATCGGTCAGCGGCGGGATCTTCCTCTGGCGTGACAGCGCTTCGATATGCCAGGCCAGCCAAGCCGTGCGCTTCTGCTCAACTTCGCAGCGCCGCTCATATCCTTTGAACGCCGCCAGGATGATCCGGGGCGTCTGCCGCCAGAAGCTATCAGGATCGTGCCCGGCTTCGGTCCACAGTTCGATCAGTTCGAACCAGTCCCAGCGCGACCCCTCTTCCGAGGGTTTGCCGGGGTGTCTTCCTTCGCCTTCGGCAAAGCGCCGGCCAAAGCCGCCGACATCGCGTTGAGAGCGTCGATCCTGCCCGTCATCACCATGTCACCAGCATCGGCAAGGGAGATATTCGGGTGGCGATCCTGAAACCCGGCCCAAAGCAGAACGCGAAGGCTGCTGATCTTCGGCTTCTTTCCGGCGGCTTCGGCTGCCTGAATCTCGCTGAGCGTATCGAAAAAACTCTCTCCGGTGACGCCCTCGATCCGGCAAAACGCCTCATTATTATAGACGAGCGTCATGGCCTCGCCGTCCAGTTCGAACGACGCTTCACCGCGCAACGGGTTCGACATTACGCGCTCGCCGCGATCGTGACAGCGCCCGTCACCTTGGCCGTGAACGTTGCGGTCATCTTGTCATCGATCGGCACATCATCGACGGCATAGCTCATCGGAATGCAGGTCCCCGTTATATCGTAAGAGCCCGAGGTCGTCGGCAGGACGATCTTGAACGCCCGCGTGGTGCGAGCGGCAACCTGATCTTCCAGAAGGTCCGTTCCGGCGCTCCCCGGCACATGATGGAATGTCGCGGTCAATTCGCCCGGATCAATCAGGCCAGGGATGAACTCGCGAATACCACTCGCGGAGCCGTGCGTGGTGCCGTCGATCGTCTCCACCGTATAGGCGGGCGGCGTGACGCTCAAAAGTTCGGCAACAGCCGTCAGCGCTGTTCCATTATGCAAGCTGAATGTTGCCCCAAAGCCGAGCTTCGCGGTCATAGTCTATCCTTTCAGGTAACTGGCTGGTGCCAGATTATGAAATCCATGCTGGTCCGAAACACCTTCACGCCACCGGCCAAGTCCTCGGCAGGCATGTCCCGCTCGCCATCGAGAAACGCGCGGGCGAAATCCGTATTGCCTTGTGTTACCCCGGCCTCCATTGCCGCCAGAACCGCACGGGCCACGCCGCGCGCCGCGCCGTAGGAATCCCCCCAGCAATCGATTTGAACCCTGCTGTCAGCCAGGTCATTCGCGCCGCCGTGCGTGTAAATCCTGCCCGGCGAAATCATCTGCAAAGTTATGGCGGGGAGCGCCGATCCCTGGGGCCTGTCAACCCAACTCACTCGCGTGCCGACCAGCGCAAGCACTGCGGCCTCCGCTATGAGACGTGAACGCAGATCCTCTTCCACGCCCTACCTCCGCAACCGCTTCTTCGCGAGCCGGGCCGCCGCCTTTTCGATCTCAGACCCCAGATCGCTCTTTATGATATCGAGCGCCTGATCCTTGTTCTCGTCCCATGCCGGACGCATGAAAGGCTGAGCGCCCTGCCGCGCCGTCCCGAACTCCTGCGGAACAGCGGCTTCATTCTTCGTCCCGACGTGCATCTCGACAGTTGACTTGCCCACACGCCTCGCCAACCTCGCCTGTCGCCGGCTCAATCTCGTTGACGTTACGATGGATGTTTCCAGTTGGCCTGTGAGGACGGGTGCTTTCTGCTGCGCGGACGACATTATCGGCTCGCCAGCGGCCTTGAGAACACGCCGCAGAACCGCCTTGCCTGTCGCTTTCGGTAACTCAGAAAGGGAGGCCTCCAGTTCACGGAAGCCTTCAACCTTTACTTTCATCAGACCGCGACGCCGCTTTCCTGGATCTTCACGTCCAGAACGGTCGTGGAAGTGGCAATACCGAGGATCACCGAATATCCGCCCGAGGCGATATCGGCCACCGGGCAGATGCCGCCGGGCGTCGCCTTGCTCAGATAATAGGCCAGCCCCGCCGTCATCGTCCCGCCGATCGTGATCGGTCCCCGCCGAAGCACCGCAAGCGGCTGTCCATCAGATGCGCCATTCAAGGCGATGCCATAAGGCGAGCGAACCGCCGCAGTCGCGGAATCACTGTCCGCCAGTTTGAACTCGCCGTCAGTGGCATCCAGATACACCACCTGACCGGCCGTTATCGTCGCGCCCGCCGTCCCGTTGGTGGTGCTGGCGCCGGAGCCGGCGAGAACCGAACCCGGTGTGATCGAAATATCAGTCATCTATGTCTCCTGTAGGCTGTAGGCGGATGGCGACGATCTCAACGCCCTCATTCAATCCGATCGGGACCACCGACGTGATGTCCCAGGAAGAGCCGAGATATTGAATGCGATCAGTCGGCCTCAGATCGGCCGTGGAGCCATTGTAGAGCACGCGGAAGGTCGCGGGGGCTGATGCACTCTCCTGTGCCGCCTCACGCCTCTCCTGCCCCGTCCCGAAGCCCACAGAGGCGTGGGCGCGGCAGAGCGTCATCCACGTCGCAACCTGGCCGCCATAATCGTCCGTCGTCGTTATGCTCCGCTGAAACGTAATCATCCGATTACGTGGCCCAGCCTTCATCAGACGCCCCACCGCCGATGATTAGCAAGCAACGCCATGACGCTGTTGGGCATCGTGTTCACGATATTCCCGACGTTCGTATCCTCGCGGACCGCAAACCAGTCCGCCACCAGCAGCTTGACCGCGTGAATGATGCTCGCCGGGATCGACGTATAGCCCGCCACGCCCGTGACCGTGATCAGCGAACCACTGCGGATCGACGGCCAGCTCTGCCCATATTTCAGGACGATGCTGGGGGCGATGCCGTCCAGCCGCGTCTCATAAACCGACGTCGCCAGCGTCTGCGTGTCGCCAGCGCTATCCACATAGGTGATGGAACTGATCGACTGGATCGGCCCGGTGGGCAGGTGGAACAGGTCGCCCCAGCATTCCGCCTTCATCACCACCGTCTGCGAAACCAGCTTCGTCCCCGTCACCGCTTCCACATGCGTTCGCGCCGCGACGATATAAGCGTTCAGAAGATCATCCTGGCTCGTATCGTCAATTACCCGAACCTGCTCCTTTGCCTGAGCAAGCGTAATCGGTTCGGACGTGGGAGCCACCGTGACGGTGACGGGAAGCCACATCAGCCGATGACCGTCGCGAGCGTCGCCGTGGTGCCGGTCTGCTCGATCTTGGTGCAATGCCAAGGCAGAACGAAGCCCACCGGGGCACCCGTGATCGTGATGTCTGCGCCAGCATTGACAGGACGACAAACGACGTTGCCGGTCACCACAACAACGATCGCCTTGACGGTATCGGGCACGGTGTAATCGGCCGATGAAAGGTCGATCGTTGCGCCGCTGAAGCCGAACGTGGCAGGGCCATCGCCGGCCGATTTTCGATCATAGGCCATGTTCTAGCCCTTTTTCCTGGCGGTAGGTTTTGCCCGCTTCTCAATGATCGGCGCATCAACGGCACGCTCGATCTGGTCCTCGATGAAGGGGATCGCATACCGGGCACCGATCAGACGCGCGGCCTCCGAAGAGTCGCACTCATACACATCGCCCGGCTCGTAAAATGCTGTCGGCCCCGAAAGGCCGACCAACATCTTAACCTTCGTCACGCTTCGCACTTCAGCACCACGAAATTGATGACGAGCACATTGTCACCGGCTGCCGACGCATGAAGGTTGGTCAGCCGCAACTTGAACGAGCCTGCCGAAACATCAGATACATCGACCGCGAAACTGCCGGCCGAAGTGTGATCCTTGATGCAGGCGACCACGATGTCAGTTGCCGCGACCTTGGTATTGGTGACGGTGAACTCCGCCTCATCGCCGGCTGCTACCGTCTGCGAAACGGTTGTGATAACGCCAGAATGCGCGCTGCAAGTGACCCCCGTGGTGATCGACGTTGCCTGCGTGACCGCCGTCTGCCCCTGCGTGACCAGCACGCCGTCGCCGTTACGGTAGCCAGTGGTATTGTAGGAACCAGCCATGTCGGCCCTCCTTCAAAAAAGAAGGGCGGCCCGAAAGCCGCCCCAGGTTGGAGAGAGGCTCAGGCCATGACCAGGTGCTTGACCGCCGCCGTCTGGATGAGATCGCCGTCGAGACGAACGATCCCCGCCAGCCCGATGTTCGGCCAGTAATATTCACGCCGCACGCCGATGACCGGGAGGCCGACCTTGCGGACGTAATATTTGCTGTGATCGCCGAAGATGATCGGCTTCGTGCCAGTGGCGGCGTTCACCATCGCCTGATTCACGCTGTAGTTGTAGCCAAGCAGACGGCCCGGTTCGCCGACGCGGATGTCACCCATCGTCCAGATATACTGGCCGTTGCCATCCTTCAGCTTGCGGATCGAAGCCAGCGTGGTGTCATTGAACTGCCACCGCGCCTTGGGCGAGGTGCGATAGGCCGGATCGACCGAGTGCAGCAGATCGATGATCTCGTCCGCCGTGAACGCGGTCGTCGAGGCCGCAGTCTTGCCCGCCGCCGAAGCCGCCACGATGCCGAGCGGATCGCCGGTGCCGTCACCCACCGTCAGCTCGCTGTTGACGCGGCGCGCGAGACGTTCGCCCAGAAGCTCACCGATGAACTGCTCGATATTGATCGCGCTGTCCTGAATGATCTCCATCGAAATCTGGACCCATTCGGTGTCATAGGCGAACGCGCCGAGCGTCATCTTGGTGAAGGTGGCATCGACGCCGCCATCATCGGTCATCGCCGCCGCTTCCGTGTGCTGCGCCACGGCAACGGCCGTGTCATCAGTCTTCGGGAAGTCGAGCGGGTTGCCGCCGGAGGTGTTCAGGACGGTGCAGATCGCTTCGTCATACATCGGTCCCCACATCTTCAGCGTCTTGTCAACGACAGCCGCAAGCTCGGTCGGTACTGTGTAGCCACCAGCGCCGGCCGTGGTGGACTGAGCGCGGAACTCCGCCACGCCAGCCTTGATGACGCTGCGCTGCTCGTCCGAAAGCTCCTGCGGATTGAACCCGACGCGAGCCAGCGCAATGAAGGCATCGCGATATTCGGGACGGGCGGCTTCTTCGGCACCACGGCCTTCGCCGCTCTGATCCGGACGGTTCCCAGCACGAGCGGTTTCGGCGCGAGCCTCGGCAGCAGCCACGCGCTCCTCGCGCGCAATGTTGGCCTCCACCTTGTCGAACTCGGCCATGATGGCGTCATGGCGCTGCTCAAGCTCGGTCGAGCGGCTTTCATCGGTGTTGGCCTTGATCTCGTCGAGCGCTTCGCGGGCTTGGGTGACAAGGCGACCGCGCTGCTCCTGAAGGGCAGTGAGAGACATTTCGTTGCTCCAATAAAAAACCCGCCGGGATGGCGGGTCTGCAATGGCGCGATCAGCCGCGCCGGGCCTCCGGTGGTCGCCGGGAAACTAGATGCGGCGGATCTTCTGCTCGGTTTCCGCCTTGCGTTTGAAATAGTTGTCGGCGCGCTTGGCGGCTTCTTCGCGAGCCTTGTCACGCTCCTTCTTCGCGTCTTCCAGTGAGCGCATTGCGATCGATGTCCCCTCATAGGCGGGGAAAGCCACGGCGCTCACCTCGAACAGATCGATCGCGTGGATGGTCCGCGATGGAGGATCGCTGGTTTCGTCCCACTCATCATGCGTTACGCGAAAGCCGAACGACATGCCGGAGATGTCCCCGCGCTCAAGCTGCACCGCCAGATCGCGGCCGTCCGAAGTGTCAGGCAGGTCAATCTCTACAGCAAGGCCGCGATCATCTTCGGAAAGGCGCAGCGTACCAGAAGCAGAGCGTCCGATCACACGACCACTGTCATGGTCCACCAGCGCGCGGACATCCGCCTTCTTCAGAGTGTCGGTGAACGCACCACGCGCGATCGTCTCATAAAAATACCCGCCGATATCGGCGCGCTCGTTGAACAATGCGGCATAGCCACGAGCGGTCTTGCCCGCCTCGGACTTCCGCAGTTCAGGCGCTGTCGTCAGCGCCCGGCGTTCCAGGGTCATCCGCCCCTCCGTTCTGTGTAGCCGGTGTGATCGGCTGGCTATCCAGCGGCACGGTCGCCCCCTGAATAAGAAGTTTGTCGGCATTGCCGCCCTTGGCCGGGCGATTCTCAAGAGCACGCCCCTCGTCCGGCGAAATGAGCGAGTTCTGCACGCCGATCGCCAGACCCTCCATGCGCGTTTTGAAATCCCCGCGTAGCAAGCCATCGACATTGTGCTCGACATATCGGCCGCCATTACGCTGGCCAAAAAGCTTGAGGTTCATTTCCTCTTCAAGAGCCTGGACCCATTGGCTGATCGTATGCTTGACCAGGTGGAGATCCTGCTGCTCGCTGTTCGAGAATGTCCCGTGCGTCAGATCCTGCAAGAATATGGGCGGCAGTCCATAAATTCGCGCGATCTCCTCGATCTGGAACCGACGCGCGTCCGTCATTTGCCCCTTCTCGGGATCAAAGCCCACCTGCGTCAACGTGTGCCCCGGAGGCATCGGGAAAATCGGCTTATCACTCGCCTTCGCACCGTCGATGGCGCGGCCAATATCCGTCATCGCCCGCTTCATTGCCTCCGCCCCCTGCGGCAAAGGCCCCTCAAGCGCCAGCGGCGGAACGCCACCACCGGCGAAAAATCGGCTCCCATAATCGTTCATCGCCAGGGCGAGCTGTATCGCGCCAGTGCCCATGACGATCGGCGAATAATGCCGAACGCCACAACTCTGGAGCATGAACGGAACGTCGATAATATCCGCCGCTGGATAAGGCTTCCCGTCGATTTCGTAAGTGGTGCGCCCCACTGCATCCCGGCATATCTTCGCCTTCGCCGGATTGACCGGATAGAGGCCCGTAATGTTGCCGCCGCCCCGCTCGATGTAGAGCAGCCCTCTGCCTCCCGTGAACACCTGTTGCCAGAAATACTGGCGCAGCTTGAAGCTGGTCCACTCAGGGTTAGGCGCTTCATGGACCAGCGTCTCCAGCCCGCCGCTGATCTTGCTCGGTCCGTCATTCGTCTTGCGAAACGCGTGCAACGGAAGTGCCGCCAGTGAGCGGGACAGAAAAGACACGCCCGCCAGAACCGCCGGAACCGTCAGCGCGCTATCGATCGTTACAGACGGAAGCGAAATATCGCTTAGCCCATATACCTGAAGAATATTCGCGCCCGGCCTCTCGATGCCCGGAATCTCGGTTATCATCCGATGCTCGGGCTCACGTGGCCACCCGATTATGTCGAGAAACTTCACGCGGCGACCAGACTGAAATTCGGGTCGTCCCAAGGGGACGTAAACACAGCCTCCCCCTCTAGTGGGGCTACCCCAAATGCCATAGCGAGGCTGACCATACCGTCGATCCTCCCCGCCGCTTTCGCTTTGTTCAACTTCCGCCCGCCCGCCGGATCATTCGTGACCACCGCGTTCTGCGCGCACATCGTCAGCACCGGGTGATTGCCGTGCCGCACCTTCTCAGTCAGCAGCGCCGATTCACAGTCCCGAAGAGCCGGAGACATGGACTGGAAGCCCTGCCCGAAATCCTCAAACAGCGCCTCAAACTCTTCGTCGCTCAACCCAGCCTTGATCAGCCAGGGCCGAAGAAACTTCATGCCCCACCGATCGAACGCGATCTTGACCACGTTGTTTGACCGAATGAACCGCACCAGCCAATGGGCGACGAACTCATACTCGATCGACTTCGCATCGGGCGTCTCGATTAGACCGTCCTTAGCCCATACGTCGTATGGCACCCGGTCAGCCCGTGACTTCTCCACAAGCCCGATCTTGGGCAGCCAGAATGTCGGCTTGACGTGCCATGCTCCATCCACCCATGCGATCGGGACGAACGCCGTCAAATCACTCGTCGCCGACAGATCCAGCCCAGCATAGACCGGAGCGTTGCCCCAGTCCTCCACCACCTCGCCGCCATTCGCCTGCCAAACGCTGCGGCTAATGAACGGATTGTTGCGGTCAACACGCTGATTGAGGATCAAATTTCTGTATTCAGACTCACGCGATGGCATCCGGCGAGCGTCTTCCGCCGTCGCCAGCACCTCTTCGGCCTGCTGGAAATCTCCGAACGCCGGGTTCGCCTGCCTGATTGTTTCTTCGTCAAACGGATCAGCTTCGGGATCAGCAGTGAAAAGAGCCAGCTTTACCCGAGGATCTGCACCCGTCGCGGCATCATCGATCAGCACCGACAACAAGTCAGCATCGGTCGGTGCCTGCGTCGAAATCACGACAGACAGCGGCTCTTCCTGCGCCGCGCACGCCGTCTCCAGCGCCTCATACAATTCCGAGCGAGGCCCCTTCACCTGCCCCAGTTCATCGTGGACAATAAAAACCGGCGAGAGCCCGTAAGCCGTCGACGCCTCGGCCGATAGCGCCCGATACAGCGAACCCAGTTCCGGGCAGAACAACTGCTTGGCCGTATCCCTCACCACCACATTGCCGCTCAGATCGGGGGACATGCGGACCGTCTTGGCCGCCAACGCGAACAGCACCGCCGCTTGCTCCCGCGACTGAGCCGCGCTGTAGAGCTGCGAGTTCGCCCGCGCCTCCGGGCCGCACAGGTGCAGTAGGAGTAGGAACGAGGCTAAAGCCGTCTTGCCATTCTTTCGTCCGAAGGAAACAATCGCCCGGCGCGTCGGGCTGCCGTAGATCTCCCGCAGAATATCCTTCTGCCAGTCCCGCAACACAACCGGCTTACCGACGAGCCGGCCTTCAGGAACCCGACACCACTCCTGAATCCAGCGAATATTTCGATCCGCGCGGCTCTCAGCTTTCCCAGGGCTTGCGCGACGGGCCGGGCTTTTTCTTGGACTTGTCATAGGTGGTTTGCTGCGAAAGCCGCATGCGGGTGGCGAGTGACGATAGAGCCCTCCCCTCCCGCTCCTGCATCTTCAGAAGCCGGTCATAATCCTCAACGTCGAAGCTGTCCGAAGCCTCACACTCGGCAATGAGCTGAGCCACGCGCCGAGCGGAAACAACGTGCCTGCAATACTGTGCCAACATCCCATAGGTTTCGCGCGGGAACCAATCCGCCGGCAGCCGGGTAACAATCGCGATCCACTCTGACGCCTGTTCGTCTGTCAATTCAGTGGGCGGCTCAGCCCTCCGCACCGTCTCAACCCGAGGGGACGAGATGACCGACAGGCTCGCCGCCGATGTCCGGCCGCGCGTTCCCATGCTCAAAACCTTTTTAGAGGGCATTTATGAAAAGAACTCTTGGGCGCCGGTGTCCGGTTGAAAAGCTGTACTCTTCTTACCCGCCCCCCCCTTATGCGATGGGCCACCCGTCCGGCCCGATGGCTACCCGCACCCTCTGTCCGAACTGGATCGCCGTGGCGTCACGATGATGGCGCTGGCAGAGGTTGCGCGTATTATCGTCCGTGTCTGCGCCGCCTTGCGACAAGGGCACGATGTGATCGACCTCTGTGGCGAGCGCTGTCACTCCCTTGGCCGTGCACCATTCACAAAGCCCATGAGTGCGAGCGAGCCTACGCTTGCGCTGCTCAACACCACGTCGTCCGCGAAGGCGTTCGGTCATCGTTTCCGCATCCACTCACTCAACATCGGGCAGACGAGCCCGTCAGGATCGGCGGCGCGGATTGCGGTGTCTGCGATCAGGAAGCAGGTTAGCTCTTTCAGGACCGGCTCAGGAACGCCACGGCGGTAAGCTCGTCCGAACTCTTTGTTGCCCAGCACATCGAGACTTTCGACGTGTGGGATGGAGGGCATGTCAGGAGCCGTTGTCCTGGGTCATCATCACCTCCGGGCTTCCGCTGCATCCTGTGGAAAGGGGGCAACCAAGAATGCAGCGGAAACAGAAACGCCCGCAAGCATCTCTGCTCCGGGCGCAACTCGAACTATTAGCGTTTTGTTCGCACGGTGCCGTAATCATGTCAAGCGTCCAATTCCGCCTGAACGCGCTTGGCCGCCATCTTTATTTCGAGCTGGGCAATATCGAGCGCTTTTCGCTTCGGCTCAATCCGGCAAACGGTGCGCCCGCCCTTCTCTCGGCAGTTCTCCACCCCGCCAGCTTGCGCCACAGCCCATTGGCTGAGCGAGATGTCATAGACCACCACGGCGCGCAAAATGTCCCTGAGGCTGCCCGCTGCACGCTCGCAATCGTCCCTCACCCGAATGGCGTTCAACATCTCCACCGTTGGCCCCGTGCCGTTCCCGCGAACCTGCTTGTCGAGGCTGTCGCGGAGCGGTGATCGATCCGCGATGTCCGCGTGGTGGCGATAGTGCTTCAGCGCCCGGAACTCGGCATCGCTGAACATGCTGCTCAGCACGGCGATCATGGGCTTGCGTCGGTACGCCTTTCCGATCGTCACCGACGCACCATCGCCGACGTGCGTAACCTCCACCATGTCGAACGGAGCGGCCGCCTCCTGCTCACGGGTCGGCCCCTCGATCTTTCGGATCTTCCTCGACTTAACCCTCGCCATCTATTCGCCCTCCCCGGTTGGTTATGCCTTGCGATCCAATGCCTTGGTGCCGTCGTCCAGAGTGCGAATGAAATAGGGCTTGCCGCAATCCCGAACCCAATGAAACGAGTTCACCCAGTCGCAATATTCTTCAAGGCTCGCCCATTTGCCGACGCGAGTCCGGGTTGCAGCCATCAGTGGGTTAGTGGGATCTGTCATAATTTCCCTCGATCAACTTGACGAATGAACTGGGTTGCAGAAGGAAATCGAAATTCGCCCGCCACCCGCCATCCTTCTGGCCAAGCAGGAACGGGCTGCGCTCGATTGCGCTGATGGCTTCGGTGAAATCCTCGATTGGATGGGCGCGGATCAGCGAGCGGAGTTTCTTGGCACGAACGCCGGTCAGTGCCTTGACCTTGGGCAAGCCGCGACGCTCGGCAAGGTCATTCCATGCCTCAACGACATGTTCAGGCTTCAGAGCAGGCTTTTCGACAACGGGGGGGGTATCATCGTTAGATGATACAAGGGGTTTAATGGTTCTTGATGGTTTGGGTGCCAATTTGGCAGGGGTAGGTGTCGTTTTTGGCAGGGGTGCCGATTTGGCAGGGCTGCCATTTTGGCAAGGGTGGATGTGGTATTGCGTGCTGTTTCCGTCGCGGTGATGACGGGTCAGGTGGCCCTTGGCTTCTAGGTCTGCGATGCAGCGCCTCACAGTGCGCTCGCCCTGCCCTGAGCGCTTCGCTATCGTTGCGACAGCCGGCCAGCACTGGAGGCCCTCATCGTTGGCCTGATCGGCAAGAGCGAGAAGCACCAGTTTATCACCTGGAGGAAGGTCCAGATCCCATACGAGGGACATGAGTTTGATGCTCATGCCATCTCCCCCCTGCCCGCGATTTCATGGTCGATCAGCTCGCGGATTACCTTGGCGGGCACGATCTTGCGCACGGGCCAACGTTGGAATGTGTGCGGGTCCAACCTGCGCAGCACGGGCGTTTGCATCTGCTGTAGGGCGCGGCTTATCTGGCCTATGGTGTAGGGTTCGCTCATGCGAGTGTCACCACGACGCGGCCATCCTTGACCGGCTCCGCAAAATGATAGCTGGGCAGAAAGCGGCTATCGTTGATGTTCAGGGCGTCGGCGATCCCATCGAAATAGGGCTTCATCCGATTGGGAAAGTTGACCCGATCGCCACGGCGGTTCGGCGGGTAGAACGTCACAACGATGCGAACATCTCCACCGATCGCGGCAACGCTTAGGTTCGCGGCCTGGGTTGCGTGCTTCGCCCATGCGCGATGCTTGGCGGTGACAGCCGCCTTGCTCCGCCAATGTCCTTTGGCGTGTCCTGAAAGCGTCGCGGGAGGCCAGGGAAGCTCGATCACGCCACCGCGCTCCACGCATTCGCGTCAAAGCCCTTGGCTTCCGCCAGGTCGATCATGTCACCCGAGGTCAACTTGCGCGTGCCGACGCACCACTCGTTCTCGGGGGCCTTGGGATTGACCTTGTGATGATTGTAGACAGGGATGAAGCCGCAGCGACGGAGATGCTCGGCAGCGCGCCCGGCAAGACTTACATCGACGGCGACATAGCTGCTCGACATGGAGTTGGCCGGGTCCCACCGCTTGGGCGGTGCGATATAAGCCCTGGGCCGGACATCGCACTCCAGAATCCACCTGCGAACGACAGCGCCGCTCACGCGATAAAACTCGACCAGCGCGCCGAAATATAGCCGGGACGCCATATCCGCGAAGTCATCGGGAACCGGCAGCTTGTTGTGCGCTTTGTGGCGGTATCCGGCTGTACCTGCCTCTCGCCGCCATCGCGCGATGGTTTCCATGGATGCCGTATAGATCTTGCCGAGATGCTCGTTGGTGCGCGTGCCGTCATCCAGCGTCGCGAAGTCATCGGGCATAGGCCGGAGCACGTAGGCCCGGCAGCGGGTCAGTTTCAGGTTGATCCGCTTGCTGTGAACTGACTTCCGCGTGCGGCCGATCTTCGCTGCTATTTCGTCGTCAGACAACCCGGCGCGAAAGGCATCAGAAAGCGCCTCTATTTCGCTCGCCGTCCAATGATGCCTGGGCGGCTTCTCAATGGTTCCGATAATGTCGGGATGTGAGACCCGATTGCCCCCCGGCTGTGTCATGCCGCCTCCCTCTCATCTTTGGGGTCGCTCCACCGGACTTTGTGGCGAGCGCCAAATGCGTAAATAAGCTCGATGAGCCCTGCGAATTGCTGGACCGTGAGAGTCGAGGACCGGAGCCCCACCGGGAACATGCCCTGCCCCTCTAACTCGGGAAGAAATCGCATTTCGACACCGAGCGCGTTCAGGAAGCGGAGCTTGATATCTTCCGTGGAGAATGAACCGTAGCCAGGCACTTGGTCCTGCACGTCCTTGAGCATCGGCCAAAGCTTGCGGTTCTGCGCATCGCGTCGGGTCTCCGCGCCAACCTTCACGACGTAGCCATCAGGGGCGGCGTCGATCTGGCGCTTGGCAAACTCGCGCTGCGATTTTCCGACAAGGCGGACAGTGGAGCCCTTAGCCATGCTTGGCCTCCCATTTCTTGCCCATCGGGGTCTTGAGCCATTCGAGCCAATAGGCCGTGACAACATCACGACCGTCGAACGCGTATTTCCGCTGGAACTTCGGCCATCCGAGAATGTCGGTTTGCTCAGCATGGGCACCGTCACACATCGGCATTGACGCCTGATCGCTCACCTTGGTCGCCATACCCTTGTCGCCCCAAGGATCGAAGTGGCAGGCGCGGACCTTGCCCGAGCATTCATGGCTCTTGTCTTGCAGGCTGATGAAGCATTCCCGCCCGCGCAGCCATTGCAGGAAGCTGGGCACACGCTTCCACTCATCGGCACGATGTGAGTTCTGCCGGCGGGGCTTCGTGCTTATGCGGGACGGGAGCGCCATCAGAACGGCACGTCATCATCTAGATCGGAGCCGTATGCGGAGCCGCCGTTACTGGACGCAGGCTGCTGCCCACCTTCGGCGCGGGACATGAACTCCACCTCGTTCGCCCGCACGTCGAATTGAGGCTTGCCCTGATATTCGCCAATCGAAAGCTCGCCAGAAACGACGACCTTCACACCCTTGCGGAGGTACTGATGGAGGGTGCGACCGCGCTTGCCCCAGACATTGCAGCGGAACCAGTTCGTGGAGGCTTTGTCCCCGTACCCCTGCTTCACGCCAACGGAGAATGAGCAAACGTCATCCCCGCCCTGCGTCTGCCGCAATTCTGCGTCTTTACCCAGGTTTCCCGATATGAAAATGCTTTGCACTATGCTGCTTCCTTGTCCTGAATGACTTGTTCAAGCCGCCTTTTGAGCGCGGCGAATTTGGTGGCCGGAAGCTCTTTCAGCGATGCGATCTCGTAGCCCTCGCAGATGCGCTGGAGCGTCATTCCCGATGCCTGAGCGAGCGCGGCGATGATGTCCCGCTGATCGTCCGTGATGGTGGCGATGACTGGCGGAGTGTCGGCAACATTGGCCTGCGTCTTGTCGTACAGAGCCAAGCCGAAGGGATTGCCGAAGGTCATCAAGGCGCGTTTCATCGCGTCCGTCTCGGCTTCTTTCAGGGCGCTTTCGTGCGCCTGCCCTACGTCCTTATCGATGCCCTGCCCGAAGCCGCAGCCGTCGCGCGTAACGCCGCCAACGGTGATGCGAACGCGCGCAGAATAATCCACGCGGATCTTGCCGTTGACTTCGCGCGGCTCGCCAATCTGGCGGAGGTCGATCGTTTCCCGATTCCAGCCATCAAAACCGAAGATGCGATTAGCTTCGGCGATGGCGTGCCAAGCCTCGATATAGCTGACCTGCCCACCACCCTGCGAACGTTGGGCAACATGGCTGCGATCAAGCGGCGCTGACAGGGCTTTCACCTGTTCGCTGGAGAAGTTCATTGTGCCACCCTCTCTTCCGTGATGGTGACGCCAGCGAGCGAACGAACGCCCGCGTGAACGTCGCGCTCCGCCTCGGCATCCAGCCAAGCCTTGATCCGCTCGGGATGGCTCATCTTGTAATGGGCGAGCAGCTTGCCGTAGTCGTTGACCGTAGCGTGCCAGACGGAGCGGAGCGAGACAGCGCGAGCGCCGCCCTTGGCCTGTGCGCGCGTATTCTCGGCCCTGTGCGCCAGCTTAGCGGCTTCCTCGGCCTGCTTCGTGATAGCCTCGGCGGACTCGCGTGCGGCAAGGTCGGTTTGCTCGGCGGCCATGCGTGCAGCACGGGCCTCTTCCGCGATCCGATCCGCCTCTTTCCGGGCGGCTTCAGCTATGGCCCGCTGTTCGTCATCCACCTTCTTCAGCCAGGGGGCGAGAGCCTTCTTGCAAGTTTCGGCGATAATGGCACACCGACCCTTTTTCTCGTCTGTGAGCGGAGTCCAGAGAGCTTGAACAGCGGCCTTACCGTCATCCCACGGCTTGGCGTCGATCTTGCGTTGCGCCTCGGCCGCGGCGCGAGCTTTCCGTGCATCATCAAGGATTTTGGAAACCGCATTGGCCTGCTCTTCATTGGCAATAGGCTCGCCGTCTAGGAAGCCTTGCGCGGTCTCGAACAGATCGTCGATATGGATCTTGAGCGCTTCGTACGGTGAAGGCTCGGGCGGCTGATTATGCCCGATCGGCGCGGGCGCGAGTTGCGTTGCCATCTCAAGCCGCCTTCAGCGCAAGACGCGCCTCAAACTCGGCCGCTATGTCAGCCTTCAGCTTACGCTCGGCTTCGGCGCGCTCGAAGTTGGCCAGCGCCTCGGTCAGTGCCGCGAACGGAGTCTCCGCAAAGCCATAGCCGTCAACCGAAGTGCCGACATGCGCGGTATAGAGCGGACGCTGGATGAACTCGTCAGGGAGGCGATACCCGACAGATATTGTCATCCCCAGGCTTTCGGCCAGCGCCTTGATGAAAGGAGCGGCCTTGCCAATTAGCTCGTCGTTGGTCATAAATACCTCCGTCAGTGTATGCGTACCAGCCCGTCGGGATCAGCCCCCGGCGGGCTTTACTTTTTGCGACGCTTCAATTGAGCTTCGCGGTTCTTCCGGTAGTTCCGGATTTCAAATGAGTTGGCCCGCTCGGCTACCATGCGAGCAAGGCGGCGACGGGCGAGCCAGCGCTTGATCATGCCGCCGCTGCCAATTCAGCGAGGCGATGCCGCAGCGTGTCGAGCGCTTCCCCCAAGGAATGAACCTCTTCGGCCATGTCCTTGAGTTCAGGGTCGTCGATCTGGTTATTGTCTTCGAGCGCGCGGGCCACCTTGAGGGCGGTTGCTGCCAGCTTTGACGAGATGCCCCGCACCGCCTCCGTTGTCGGTTGCAAGCGGATCGCCTTTGCCTGGATCAGCGCCAGAGCCTCATTGGCGAAACGGCCGTTCCACGCCTGCATGGCGCGGTGATAGGAGACGATCCCCATCTCCGCCGTGCCGGTGATATACTTGCCAGCTTGATCCTCTGATTTTCCCAGGACCGCGCCTACATCGCCGAGAGTAAGGCCATCAGCCTTCCGGATCACGTCCAGTGACCCGCCAATGGTGTTCAGAAGCAGTGAGGCGGGAACGATCGCGCGGCGACCGACGATCAGCGGCGCGGTCATCGGTTATTCGCTCCGGAATGGATGGAACCAGACAGCTCGAACTCGACCCCGCCGAAGCCCTCACGAATATCGAGGCTCGCGAAATCGGCCTGCTTGTCCGAAAGATCATGGAGAGGGTGGCGGGCGGCGCAGCGGGCGAGCCACTTGCCGATCAGGACGCCGAGAAAGGGGGAGGCAATGCACCAAGCAGCGAAGCCGATGCCGATCCATTGCACTGTTGTGAAATCCGGGATGTTCATCGGGCTACTCCCTCAGAAATCGTTGGCGGGAAGCTGGTAGGGCGGGTGGTGCAAGTGGCGGCTGATGAGCACGGCCCACGTGAACCACACGGCGGCGGGGACGCCTCGGCTCTCGCGGGGCCTCATGCTGCGAATTTCCGGTTGGGCAGATCGAAGAAATCGCCCGGAGGGATTACACCCTGCTCGGCGGCGACCTTCGCCACGGCGACCCTGAGATCGCGCGGAATGCCGCGAATGCGCCAGTTATGAAGCGCCTGTGGAGTGAGGCTCAAACGGCTGACCAAAATAGCCGGGCCAATGTCGTTGATAAACGTGCTATGGGGGTGTCGCTCTTTCATTCCTCCTTTTTACACGGTGCGTTGATGCCTGACAAGCCGCAATCGTTGATTTCAATCCACGATGAAGCCTGCTTGAAGGACGCCATGCTAAGAGAACTGGGGGCGCGGCTAAAGCTGCGCATAAAAAAGCAGTTGAATATTACGCAGGGGGAGGCCGCGAAGCGCGCTGGCATGACCGAGCAGGCGTTGAGCAATTATATCAACGGCACACGGGAGATGGGGGTGAGCGAGCTTTGCAGGCTGGCGAGGGCGCTGGGCACGTCGTCCGACTGGCTGCTTGGCCTCAGTGAAGCGCCGCCCGAATTCGAGCCGATCCTGGTGCGCCTTCTTGAGCTGGAAGGGATGCAGGCCGCGACTGCTCAGACGATTGCTGCAACAGCGCGCGAAGCCGTCGCGATTCAGCGAGCATTGACCGACGAAGGCGACCCGCTTCTAAAGGCTCGCATGGCGGCCCAAGCTGCATGGCAGTCTCGACGCGCGCCAAAGCCAAGCTGATGATATCGTCGATGTCCATTCCGACTACCCCGTCCCGCTATATTCCGCTTTTGTTCCATATTTGACGACTGTAGGAAAGCCCTCCCCCGAGTGCTGGCCACGGCGTTAGGTTAGACACATCGGCAAGCGCCGCGCCAGTAGCGAAAAAATATATTTGCGGTGAATCAACAGTTAGGGCTAATTAGCGCACCGTACCGCAATCAAAGACTTAGGCAGGCCGAGCAGCCGCTCGAATGAGATGTGCGCGTCGCTAAAAAGCTCGACGAACTGACGCCGATCCATCAGCCACGCATCAGCCAGAATGTCTTGCGCGTCGTCCATATCCACGGCTTTGCCGCGATGGGCGATCGGGAACATCTCGAAGGCTCGCAGGCGCAGCGGTGCCGGGAGCCAGTGGATCATCGGGAAGCGCGCGAAGTGCGGATCGATCGGGCACCAGAAGTAAGGTGTCTGCACATAATAGTTGATACCGACGCGGCGGGTCTCTCTCGCGAAGGCGCGCATCGCCTGCCACCCGCCGACATGCTCGATCACGGAATTTGAGTGCACCAGGTCGAAACTGTGATCGGCCATGTCCAGCGCGGTCGCGTCGCCGATACGCATGTCGAAGATGCCGCGATCGTCGGACCCGATCTCATTGGCCGATAGGTTCAGCAGCGTGACGCGCGCATTTTGCTCACGCAGGAAGTCGATGCCGACCCGCTCCCAATAGGCCACCCGCCCTCCGACATCGAGGATCGAAACCCCGCCAGCACGCCTCGATCTGACGATCAGATCCCGAAGGGCGACATCGCGGCGGGCGCGAAAATTATCGGACAAAGACATGGGCCGTTTCTGACCCGCAACATGCCGCAACGCAATAACGAAGTGGCGCGGATTTTTCATCAACAAAGCGTGTTGACATTCTACACGCTACGTTTATTATCCCCCTCACCAGCCCACCGCTGATGAGGAAGAGACAGTGGACCACCTCCAGACCCGGCAGCATCTCGAAAGCCAGCGCGCCCGGCTCCGCAAGGCGGCGTCGATCACGGCGTGCCAGTTCGCGAGAACGCAGGCGCTCCAGTACATCGCCCGCATCAACGGCTTTCTGAGCGCTGGCGGCGACCTGTCCTGCGTCGCCGGACTGTTCGGCAAGAACGGCTACGGCCCCGGCATCGAAATGACGATCCGCGACTGCGAGGCGCATACGCGGGAGGCTGAGGTTGCGGCTATTGTGGCTCGGGCGAGGGCTGCGGCATGAGCTACGATGTCAGCATAGGCGATGAGAGCTTCAACTACACATCGAATGTATCCCAGCTCTTCTACGATCACATTCCGAAAGAAAGGTCAGTTGGGGGGATTCACGAACTTGATGGCCTGACCGGAGCGGCAGCAGCGCGGCTCTTGGGAGAGACGTTCGAGAGAATTTCGCAAACTCGCCTTCTCCTCTGGACGAACGACGTTGGTGAACCGGCGTTCTGCAAGAAATACGACAACGCCAACGGCTGGGGCAGCGCAATAGGCGGCATCCTTTTTCTGGCCAACATCATGGGCGCGTGTGTCGCAAATCCGCGTAGTCGGGTGAGGGTTTCAGCATGACCACCCCCCTCACAACAGCAATCGAAGCAAACGGAGAACTTCTGATGAGCACGTTCGAGGCTCCCATAGAGGGACTGTGGATGGTGGAAGGTGGCTGGCTGTACAAGCCGGACGGAAACCCGCTCGCAGAGGGTGTCCCCCAGACCGGGGGACGCGCCGCAAAGGAGGCCCTCATGGCCGACCTTGCCGCCACCCTCAATGCGGCCTCCGCCTTGCTCAACAAGATCGAGGACAATCCGACGTTATTCTTCGGAATGGAGGACACCTGTCAGGATGAGTTCGACGATCTTCGCTCACTCCTTGCCAAAGCGCGAGGTGAAGCATGACCATCACCCGCGCGATCGACGGCGAATGCGCCGCCTGTGATGGCAATGGTTGGACGCTGAGGCGCGCCGCCGCCCTTGGTCCTGGGCTTTACGAAATGGACTGCGAAGCCTGCAACGCCACTGGCTATCTCGAATGCAGCAACGGCGGGCTGAACTGCCCGCACCCGCAACAGTGCATCTGTGAAGCCGCCTGGGATGCCCAGGAAGCCGCTAAATCGGAGGATCAAGCATGACCGACATTGACAGCAAGCTCGACCAGATCGAGCGGTTGATCCGCGAGATTGACGAGACGAAATTCGCCATCTTTTTCGACCGTGGCGCGCGACCGTGCATCGGGTTGAACAAGCCCTACGGCAGCAGCTACGAACAGACGCTCGGCTTCGGCCCGACACTGCGCGAAGCCTACGCCGCCGCTGCTATCAAACGCGCCGAGGCGGAGGTAGAAGGCCGGAAGCTCAAGACCGCCGCCGAGATGCGCGACGCGGTTCTGGCGATGATCCCGGAGCATAGCGAGGCGGACTTCCTGCGGGGCAGAATCCAATCTCTGGCGGTGGCGTGATGGGCGTCCTGAAAACAACACTCATCTGGCACGACAGCCGAGGCGGCGAATGCGAGGAGGAGGTGCGCGTCGCCTACGAAGTCTCGCCCGGCTATGCCGAGACACGCGACGAGCCGGGCTGCGACGACACGGTCGAGATCACCGCCATTACCGGCATGTATCCAGATGTTCCGGCGAAATTCTATGATGACGACGACCTGAAAGCCGAATGCCTCGAACATTGGCACGACCACCAGATCGCCGCCGCTGAATATGCCGCAGAGCACCGCGCCGAAATGCTTGCCGAAGAGCGCCGAATGGAGCGGTATTGATGAACACCCAAACCGAGTTCGAGCGCACCAACCCGCGCCATGATGCGCTGAGGTTCGGGAAAGGAAACGAGGGGTTGCAGCCGATGACCGATCCCTACCGCCTCCGGACCGCTGGCGACATCATCGGATTGGGCTGCTTCGCGATCGGGGCGGTGTGCCTGGTCGCGGTGGTGCTGGATTGGAGCGGGTGGTGGTGAGCGAATCATACGCCAGCTATCTCCGGGCGAAGGCGATCAGCGACCCGTCAACCGGGATCGTCGGCGATGTGCCGCTGCCTGATGCGCTCTTCCCGTTCCAGCGCGATATTGTCGCGTGGGCGTTGCGCCGTGGCCGAGCCGCTATCTTCGCGGGAACCGGGCTCGGCAAGACGCTAATGGAGATGGCATGGGCGGAGGCTGTCGCGGACCATCTCGGCAAGCCGGTTTTGATCATGACGCCCCTCGCAGTCGCCCCGCAGTTTATCGAGGAAGCGGCGAAGTTCGGGCTCGATTGTCAGCGCGCCAATGGTCAAGACGATATTGCCGCCGCATCTGTCTACGTCACCAATTACGATAAGCTGCCGCGCTTCGATCTGTCCGTGTTCGGTGGCGTCGTACTAGACGAAAGCAGCATCCTCAAAGCCTATGACGGCAAGACGCGCACGGCGTTGATCGAAGGCTGCAAATCCATCCCGTTCCGCCTCGCGGCGACCGCCACGCCGGCACCGAACGACTTCATGGAGCTAGGCAATCATGCCGAGTTCCTGGGCGTAATGTCCTACGTCGAAATGCTCGCAATGTTCTTCGTTCACGACGGGGGTGACACGGCGAAATGGCGGCTCAAAGGCCATGGTGAAAGCGAGTTCTGGCGCTGGATGTGCTCTTGGTCGGTTATGCTGACCGGCCCGGCCGACCTCGGATATGACGGCACCGCCTACCAGCTTCCGCCACTCTACACGCACCAGCACACGGTCGCGGTCGAATATCAGCCGAGCATGGAAACAGGGTTGCTGTTCCCGGTTGAAGCGAGGACGATGCAGGAGCGGATTGGTGCGCGACGCGACACTGTTGCTGATCGCGTAGCCGCCGCTGCAGAACTACTCGCGGGGAGTGATAGGCCATGGGTTGCATGGTGCAACCTGAACGCGGAAGCCGACGCATTGGCGAAAGCCATTCCCGGCGCGGTCAATCTGCAGGGATCGGATAAGGACGCCGACAAGGAGCGGAAGATCGCCGCGTTCAAGGCCGGCGAAATTCGCGTATTGGTCAGCAAGCCGTCGATCCTCGGCTACGGCCTCAACTTTCAGCATTGCTGCGATACCGCCTTCGTCGGTCTGAATGACAGCTTCGAGCAGGTTTTTCAGGCCGTGCGTCGGTTCTGGCGGTTCGGCCAGACGCGCCCGGTCAACGTCCATTTCATCGCCGCCGAGACGGAAGGCGCTGTCGTCGCCAATCTCCGCCGCAAGGAAGCGGACGCCGAACGGATGATCGCGGCAATGGCCGCGCATATGTCCGATATTTCCTCAACCGAAATTCGCAGCGTTGAACGGCAGAAGGCGGATTACGTCCCGCGTGCCCTTCGGCTGCCGGCATTCATGGAGCAAGCCGCATGATCGAAGCGCTGGACTATGCCGAGGGCGCGAACTGGTCACTCTATAATGGTGATTGCATCGAAGTGATGGCGCAACTGCCGCAGCATAGCGTTGGCTATTCGGTGTTCTCGCCACCGTTCGCCAGCCTTTATACCTATTCGAACAGCGACCGCGACCTCGGAAACTGCCGCGACGATGCGGATTTCTTCGAAGGGATGGATTTCGTTTTCAAGGGGTTGATGCGCGTCCTTAAGCCGGGCCGGCTCATGTCGATGCACTGCATGGATATGCCGACGAGCAAGACGCGCGACGGGGTGATCGGTGCCAAAGACTTCCCCGGTCATCTGATCGCGGCGGCCGAACGCGCCGGGTTCATCTTCCATAGCCGCGTCTGCATCTGGAAAGATCCAGTGACAGCGATGCAGCGCACCAAGGCACTCGGGCTGCTTTACAAGCAGATCAAGAAAGATAGTTGCATGTCACGGCAGGGTTTCGCCGATTATATGGTGACGCTGCGCACGCCTGGCGACAATCCCGATCCATGCAGCAAGACACCAGAAGATTTCCCGGTGGGTTTGTGGCAGCAATATGCCTCGCCGGTCTGGATGGACATCAACCCATCGGACACGCTCCAATATCGCGCCGCCCGCGATAGTGAGGACGAGCGGCATATCTGCCCGATGCAGTTGGAGCCGATCCGGCGATGTGTGCGGCTATGGAGCAACCCCGGCGACATCGTTCTCTCACCCTTCGCGGGCATCGGCAGCGAGGTTTTTATAGCCGCGCAGATGGGCCGCAAGGGATTAGGGATCGAGTTGAAGCCGTCTTATTTCGAGCAAGCAGTCAAGAATATGGCCGGTATCGAGACGGCCGCCGACATGTTCGGAGACGCAGCATGACGCACTTCTCCTGCGTTGAATCCGGCTCCCGCGCGCAGCCGAACATGCTCTGCCGTGCCTGCGAGGAAGAGTTTTACACCCCCGCCCCGGTCCTCCCGACCGCTGCCGCTCCCCCTGCGGCAGGTGAACAGCCGGAAGCGTTGGGCCGCGCTTCCGGGGAGATTTTGTGATGAGCGAGAACGGGGCGGCGCTTCACATCCTCCAACACTCACTTGGCGTCGATCGTCATGGTTGCGGCGCTCAATACCGCAATCATTTCTGCACCGGCCCCGGAAGCGTCGATTATCCCGTGTGTATGCGACTGGTTGAACAGGGGCTGATGGCGCGCAGGGCCGGCAGCCAATTGACCGGCGGTGACGACCTTTTCTTCGTCACTGAGGCGGGCAAGGTGTTCGTACGCGATAACAGCCCCGCGCCGCCGAAGTTGTCGCGTGGCCAGCTGCGCTATCAGGATTGGCTTGCGGCCGATACCGGCACCCCCTTCGGCGAATGGATCAAGGATTTGTGATGAGTGAGGAACGTCCTCCCTTCGATCCTTCGCGCGGAGGTGAACTTGGCGTCACGCCGATCCTTTGGCGGCTTCGGATGCAATACGAGTGGATTGATTATCTCGAAGAGCAGCATCCTGATTGGGACCAGTGTTGCACTTGCTGGATCTTCGCCATCTCGGAAAAAGAGGCGCGAGCGAAGGTATGGACGAGGTTTGAGCCGCCCGCAGTCATGCCAGTGTCGATCGCTTCGTGCGTGCCCGAGCGCTACGAAAACGAGCGCGACAAGGAGTTGGAACGCCGCTGGGCCACTCCCACCCCCGGAAAGGATTTGTGATGAGCGAGCTATCCCACGACGAAGCAATCAAGGCGCTCTGCGACTGCGCAGCGAGCGTCACGGTGCTGAGCTATCAGGAGGCTATCGAGGGATACTTTGATCTCCGTGGTTTGGAGATTCCCGCTTCAGTCCGCGCCGTCAATTCACATGACGAGCTGGTGGCGTTGGTCTGTCAGTATCGAGATGACCTAAGATACCCGCCGAGCCCCGACAGTCGCGAGCGCAGGATGGCAGCTATCGACGCCGCCCTTTCTCGCGCAAGGGGAGAGGGGGAGTGAGCGAGGATATGGATCTAGCAGCGCGCGTGGAAGCTGGACTGATCAAAGCGCTGTCGATCAAGCAGCCCTATCCGCACCACATTTTCCATGACGGCAAGGATGTAGAGAACCGCGACTGGCCGACCAGAGGGCGTGGCTGGGTGATCGTCCATGCCGGCAAGAAGACGGATGGGCCTACCCCGAAGTCGTTAGGCGAACTGCCACTCGGCGGAGTGGTCGGCATGATGAAGATCGTCGATTGCGTCGAGAAGATGGATAGTCGGTGGTTTTTCGGCCGCTACGGCTTCGTGATTGGCGAGGCGTTCCCGCTGCCGCTGATACCTTGCAAGGGGCAACTCGGCTTCTTCGTTCCACCGCCGGATGTCTACCAGCAGGTCTCGGACGTACTCCGCGCCCGCGCAGCACTCAAAGGAGAATGAATGTGGCTGAGATGACGCCTTACCGCCCGTCATGCGCCTTTGAAGGCATGGATTTCATGGATCGCTGGTGCGCCAAGTGCGAACAAGACCGGGCTTTCCGTGAAGGCACTGGAGACAGTTGCCTGATTGCCGCCAACACGATGGTCTACGATGTCAACGACCCGGCATACCCGAGGGAGTGGCGGCAGGATGGGCCGTCTGGCCCGCGCTGCACGGCATTCATTCCGATTGAGGGAGGGCCTGAGCCGATCGATCCAGGCGCAGTCGTGCGGGATATGTTCCCATGACCCTCCCCTCCGTCCATGCAGGACCCTCCGAGGCTGAGATCGAGCGGGCTGCGGTAGACGAGGACGGCCTGCGTGAAGTTTTGCGCGCGCGCATTGGTTGGCATGGTGGCAAGCGGGTTTTCGCGAAGGAATTGGCCGCCGAGCTAGGGGTGTCTCAGGGTTATCTAAGTGATGTCCTGAACGGCAATCGCGGGATTGCTGATCGCCTCGCCGAAGCCGCCGGCTATGAGCGTGTGGTCATGTTCCGGCCCCTTCCCCCCTCCCCAGGGGGCGAGTGATGGGGGCGGAGCTACTCACGGCCGAAGAGGCGGCGGCGCGGATTGCCGTTTGCACCAAGACCTTGCGCCAGCTTCGGCGTGATGGCCTTATCCGTTACGTCGCCATAACCGAACGCAAGATCCGATACAGACCCGAGGACTGTGACGATTTTCTCGCCTCGCGCGTCAGAAAGGCCGAGCCGTGTCAGTCTACCAAACGAAGAACTCGAAGTTCTGGCAATATGACTTCCAGTGGAAGGGTGTTAGGTTTCATGGCTCGACGGGCTGCCGAACAAAGCGCGAGGCCCTAGCCTATGAAGAACGCGAGAAAGCCAAGGCCCGTGCCGGCGTCAAGGAGCGTCCTCAGATCACCGTCGACGAGGCTTGCGGGCTATACGAGGCAAAGGTCAAGGAAAAGCCGTCATGGGCCACGATGCGCTACATATTGGCGGCCCTGGTCAAAGGGCTTGGGGCCAACCGTGTCCTGTCCGACGTTGGGCAGCGGGATCTGCTGCACTTCTTCTCCAAGCGCCGCAACGGCCGATCAAACGCCAGCGTCAACCGCGAGGTTGAGAACTGTCGGGCCGTCTGGCGGTGGGCAGCGCGTGCCCGCTTCGACGTGGGGGAGATGCCCGATTGGGGCGCGCTCATGCTGAAGGTGCCTGCCGTTGCGCCGCGCGAGCTGGCCGCGACAGAGGAGGCCCCGCTGTTCGACCACTTGCGGGCTGACGTGCGCGATTGCGTGCATTTTGCCCTGCTGACCGGGTGGCGCAAGTCTGAGGTGTTCGGCCTGCGTTGGTCGGATTGCGACTTGGGTGCCGCCATCGCCAAGACCAAGATCAAGGGCGGCGACATCGTGACGCGCCCGCTCACCAGCGACATGATAGTTTTGATCGCGAACCAACCGAAGGTCGGGCCGTTCGTGTTCACCTATGTCTGCCAGAAGAGCCGAGAGAAACGGCGCAAGGGGCAGCGCTACCCAATGACCGCGACGGCCATGCGGGTGCCGTGGGCGGCGGCCAAGAAGGCTGCGCAGGTCGAAGGCTTCCGCTTCCATGATCTGCGCCACACCAGGGGGACGCGCATCCTGCGTGCAACTGGCAACCTAGCGGCGGCGAAAGAGGCGCTGAAGCACAAGAACATCAAGACGACGCTGCGTTACGCCCACGCCGCCGATGAGGACGTCAGAAACGCCTTGGAGGTATCGGAGTCCCGGAATAGTCCCGGAGCCGACAAATCGAAGAAGCGGAAAGGTTAGGAAATGCGCGCTTCACAGCCACATAAGGCATCACCGTGTAAACGAGATGCTCTACCAACTGAGCTAACCGCCCCAGATCGGGTTTCCCGGCCTTTTAGGCGGGTTTCAGGCAATAGCAAGACCCGGTTTCGCGGAACAAACGGGAGCCGAATGGGAGCTTTCGGAACCGAGAGTCCCGGAATAGTCCCGAAGCAGATCGGCCGCCTCTCCCCCTCCACCCCGAGGCCGTCATGAGCGGTGCTGAGGTGACCCCTGCGCCGGGGGGAGAGGGGGTGGGCAAACCAGCTTTTGGAGCCCCATGCAACGGCTGCGGGCTGTGCTGCATCATGGAGCAGTGTGCCCTATCGGTCGAATATCTCGGGAAGCAGGATCGTTGCCCGGCGATTGAGCGCATGGGCGATCGGTTCGCCTGTGGTCTAGTTACTCGCCCTGGGCACTACATGGGCACGCCAGCCTTTGGCGACGCATATCTCGGCCGCCTCATTGGAGAAGCGCTTGGCATCGGTCGTGGCTGCGATTCAGATGGCATAATGGAGGTCGCATGACGCAGCAGCATCCCCGCGAGTGTGGGAGGGAGGCATGGCGCGAAATGGACGATTGGTGCGTGAAGCGCGCTGCTGCGCTCTCGAAAAGAGCCGGGGAGCACATCATGGCGGGGCGTAGCCTGGAAGCGCCGGGCTACCGGATGATTCTAGGAGAGAGCCGGGCATATATGGCGATGCGCTCTTTCATACATGGCTCGATCCGACAGGCCGACCACAAGCCCCGCCCGTCTGAGGAGAGAGAGTGATGCGGATCATCATTAACGCAGAGCCAGATGAGATGCACGACGTTCTCGACCTCATCCTAGAGCATCGAGCCGATTTTGAGCGGCCACCGTCACGCCCCGGCTGGGGTTGGCACTTTCAAACAAAGAGTGGTCGGCGGTTCTTTCTCCGCGAGATCAAGGGCGGCGTTTCCGCATCGCCCACCCCCTCCGCAAAGGAACGAAGATGCTGAGTGACGACGAACTGGCGGATGCGCTGGAAGCCAAAGGCAGCTCGCAGCTATTTCACGATACCGAGGAAGGTGAACTGATGCGCCAGGCAGCCCAACGCCTCCGCTCGCGCAAGGATGCCCCAGCGCCCACCCCGGCGCGTGAAGGGGTGGAGGCATTGCTGCGCGAAGTACGCGACAAAGGGCTGATCTATTGGGAGCCGCAGACGCAGCGTGGCACGGTTGCCAAGGCCGACATGCTACGGCGCATTGACGCAGCCCTCACGCCCACCCCGCCGACAGCAGCCCAGTCCGAAGAAGGAGCGCGGTGATGACCGGAGCACTAGCAGCGGACCGGCGCTCTTGTCAGACCTGCGCCCATTTCGAGCCGAACGGCACTCGCTATGGCGGGCGCTGCCGCAATCCCGACTCCGCTTGGCATGGTGCCCTGCTATCCTGCCTGAAGGATGACGAGAGCGTTCAGACCTGCCACTCGAATTATGAAGGAGCGCGGTGATGGTCGAACTTACTAATCGAAGAACTCATAGTGTTCACCGAACGAAAGAGGAGGCCGTGGAAGCTGCTTACAACCTGGCTCGCCTGATGAATGGTGTCCCGACTGGCTTTATATTTGCAACTCTGGAGCGGATGGGGGCCGTAGCATTTGTTGTATATAGGGTGAAGCGAGGATGAAAAGCGACCTGATCATTCTTTCCGGCATAGGAATAGGTTTGATAATTCTGGCGGTGCCAGCGATGATTTACATCATCTACACCTTGGTGCGGTGATGGCTGACCCCGATCCGGTGGCTGTCATCACTAAGGTTCGGGTGCTTGGCCCCGAGATAACACCCTACCGAGAGATAGGCCGCAAAATCTATCGCTGGCGCTGGCTCGCATGGCTCTCGTCATTCCCTCGATTTACCGCCTTCAAAGTTGGGCATCAACATTTCTTCATGATCCGTGAATTGGAGCCGCACAAATGACCACCACCGACCCCCGCGCCGTGCTGCAAAAGTGCGCCGAGACCTTTCGTGAATATGAGCGGCTGCACTCCATCAAGGGCACGCCCGATGCTGACATGAAAGCTCTTCGCAATCGTGCGATGGCCGAGATGTGTGAAGCCAGCCTCGCCCGCCACCGCGAGCAAGCAGCCTGCGAGGGGGTGGATCGGGAGCCCGGACAAGCCGTCAGTGACCGCGAAGCCGTGGAAATATGGCGGCTGATCGAAGTCCTCACTGATGGCGAGGGCGATACGGTTACAGTCCTGTGCCCCAACCCTGATTTCAACGGTCAGCCGAATTACGCGATCGAATGCAACGGGTACTGGACAAACTGGCAGGATCGTCGGTTTGCTGATGACAAGCAGGTTGAGTGCTTCCGGAAAGCTGTAGCAGCCCTCGCCACCCTCCCCAAGCCCGAACAGCCGCTCGTCGAGGCCAGCGAGCAGGGAGAGGTGACGCAGGAGGATCGGGACGCTGCGGCTAACTTTGTTAAGGCGTGGGATGCTAAATATGGTGAGGGCATAAACGACTTTGGTCCTTCCGAGGTCGATAGCGTATGGCTACGTTCAGGCGACCATGATGGCGAGTTGATCATCCAGGCTATGAAGCGCCACCGCCTCACCGCAATCCGCACGCTCGAAGCCGAGGTTGAAGATTTACGCCAGCTTGATGTTATACTCAGAGAAATGCTCGGAGAGCAGCAGGCTTACGCAGCAGCAGCCGAAGCCGCCGTGACCCACTGGCAGGATAAATTCGCGGCGGCCACCCTACAGCGGGAAGAGGTTGAGGCGAAGCTGGCGGAGGCGAGGGAGGTGATGATAGCCGTTCGCGCGAGGTTCCAGCCTCTGCGCCTCACGCCCAACACAAAAGCCGTTATGGATCGCGTCAACGCATTCCTCTCTCCCAAGGAGCCGTCATGACTGACAAAAGGCCACTTACCGCCGCGATGCCTAACCTCGACGCATGGAGGCTCGGGGAAATCACGAATGCCGCCGCTGCCGACAAGCGCGTCGGTGACTATATCGACCGAGGCTTGATCCTACTTCGGCTGCTAAACGAAGGCGGCTATGACGTCATCAAGCGCGACGTGCCGCTCCATCCCTACGATACCCGATTATCCCCTTGACCCACGCTTGCTAGAGGCGTGACATGCCCCTACGAACCGACGGGGACGCTAGCCGATTCCGCCATTGCCCAGAAGATCGTGGCCGAGCACGGCCACAAAGAGAATGAGCCGGAAGGCAAGAATGCCTCCGGCTCAGACGCGGGCCAAGGAAACGCGCCAACGTTTTCGAAGCCTTGGGTTCAACGTCTATCGACCGTTCCCGGGTAGAAAGAGAGAAACCCTATGTGGCAAGCCGCTTTGTTAGCCTAGGCGGATTGCGTCGGGGGCCAAAGGCCCTCGACGCTTTCTGCCTAGCGAAATTGCGAAGATTCGTCTAGTCGGAAAGCGAGGTAAAACGCTTTTCGAAGGGCTGGTCTATGTCCGTAACTCCGATGTCCCCAGGGAGAGGAATGGGGCACCGGCCTTTAAAAGGAACAGGCCGCGTGTACGCGATAGCCTATGACCTGAACAAAGAAGCTGCTGAAAGACATGGGGCATGGGCGAAAATCGCACGTGTTCTAAAAGCGGGGAGCGGAGTTTCAACGATGGGGGAAGGTGAGGATCAAACCGGCTCCATCTGAAGGTCCGTAATCTCATAGACCGCCGTCGTCCCCGCCGTGCCCTGGTTTATAGCGTTGGAAAAACGGACATCGCCGGTGCGCGTGCTGCCAGAATCAGTCACCATCACAGGCGTCTCGACAAACAGGTCCAGCGCCTCGCTGCTCGCATAGCCGAGAATGGCCGCGCCATCAGCGATCACTGCGTCCTGCCCGTCCGTCGTGCCGAAGATCGCGCCAGACCGCTGCGTCGCCCCCGAAGTCAGTTCTGTGAGGCCGTAGTGGAACATCTGGACGACCGTGGTGATCGGAACGCGGATGCGCGCCCGCGCGACATAATTGGCGTCGCTGGCGATCGAGAGTGCCGATGTCGGCCGAAAGGTGAAACTATCCGATCCGCCGCTATGCGTCGCCGCCCGCGTGCAGGTGATCCGCTGCCACTCCTTGCCACCCTCGGTAAACCGCGCCGCCGCCACGGCCATTGCATCGCCCGAAGCGCCCCGCAGCAGCGTCCAGCCGTCCGCTACCGATCCGGTCGCGCCATTGGTAAGCGTGCCGCCCGTTCCGGACAGATCGGTCAGCAGATCGTCGCCAGACCGCGCCGGGAAAGCGGTAGGCGTGATATAGCCCGCCGTCGCCGCCTTGATCGCCTTGCCCGCGACATAGGCCCCAAGTGGTGCGAAATGGGTGCTGTCAACCAGGTAACCGGCTTTCGGGTTTTGATCCCCGCTAGCGTCGCACATGACCGATTGGAGCTCGACATAGACCATGTTCGAATAGGCAGCGCAGCGTGTGACCATGCCGGCGTTGATATCATCCACGTCCTGCCGGGATGTGCCCCCGCTGGCCCATGTCCCGCCCGCTGACGTGTCGCGCTTCCACAGGCCGGGAACGATAATCAGCGATGGTGCTGCCGCCCGGATCGTGGCGATAAACGTATCGAAATTGTCGAGATATTCCGCCGCCGTGACAGTCGGCAGATCGTTTCGGCCGAGCGAGCAATAGACCGCCGAACCGGGCGTGATCGCTGCCGCCACTTCGGCCGCCTGGTCGGCGATCGAGCTGCCGAACGACCCGGCTGCGCCATAGCTCGCGCCCGATCCGGCGAAGTTCGTTCCTGGCTGCCAATAGGGCGAGACGCCAGCCAGCTTCGCCACGCGCAGATCGAACAGCCGTTCGGCGTCCAGCATATTCGCCCATGTGAGCGGTCCGACGCAGCTATGACCGAAGCGTGAAGATGCGTCGCCGCCATGATTGCGGGATTCGAGCGACGCCCCGGCGACATAGAGGGTGGGCAGGGACAAAGGCGAAAAGCCCACGGGACGCTGCGCCGTCAGCCCCAGCCCGAGGCTCAGAGATAGTCCACTCATCGGGCAATTTCCTCTTGGGCTTTCACCCACGCCTGAAGCGCGGTCAGCTGGAGCGTATTGGCTTCGGCTTCGAACATCAGTTCGGGAGAAACCGTGTAACCCGAGGCGGGACCATTAAGTCCGCAGGGGGCGACGGGAACGACGGACACACTCGTTCGGTCGCCACCACTTTGAGCGGTTGATGCGCGCAGGCGCTCAAGACGGCCACGCAGGGCAGCAAGATCAGCTTGGTAGGCATGTGTCACCTTTCGGTTGGTTTCGCTCTGCGCGACTTCCACAGCGCGCGCATGGGCCATGTCTGCGGCCTTCGCCTCCGCCGTGCGCTCCCGGATCGCGGACAGCTCGGCGGCGTGGGAGGCCTTGACGCGCTGGAGCGTCCCCCGCGTCACCACCAGCGCCACCACCAGCGCGGCGATGAGCAGGCCCGTGCCGAGCGCGGCGTAGAGGCGATAGGCGGGAGGAATCACTTCACCTGCGCCACGCTATCGGGCGCTGCTTCGGCCACGATCACCAGCTTTCGCTTGTTCGACCACGCCTTCCAGACGCCATAAGCAGCCGGGGCAGCCACCGTCAGGAGTCCGGTCAGGAATTGGAGGGCGTCGCCGTCGATCCATCCCCGGCCCAGCGCGAACGAGCCGAATGACGCCAGCATGTAACGCGCGAGCGCGAACACCTGCCCAGGCACGCTGCTTGGATCAATGATCATCGGTTGCGTATCGCGATTGTCGGTCACAACAATATCTCCTTTGCTCTTGCGAGGCGCAGCATCCGATCCTCGATGCCATTAAGGCCGCCATTTATTTTCCGGGTGACGCGCGTAATGTCGTCGGCGTCAGCAAGCGGGTTGATCTTCCGGGACCGCCAGTAATCGCAGGCGATCAGAACGGAGATCGCGGGGTCGGCGGCAAGCTCCGGTTCGCCCTCAAGATCCAGCCCGAGGCGAGCTCCAACCGTCCTATAATTTAAACGGCCCGTCAGTTGGAAAACGCCCCTGCCCGCGTACCTCTTGCCATCGCCGACACAGACGTTGCCGAGATCGGCGCGCCCCTCATATTTGCGCTGGGCGGCGGTCGGCCCCCATATTTCCTGCATCCACCGGAAGCCGCCGGATTCATGGCTGGCCTGGGCGACGAAATGGGCAATCCGCAGCGGCGTCGTGATCTCGTAGGCTGCGAAATGCTTCGCGCATCCCCTGCCGAGCGGAATGCCCTTGTCGGAAAGCTGGCGGTTCGCGACGTGGGTAAGCAGGGCCTGATAGGTATATGGGCCTGGAACGCCATCAGGAGCGACGCCTAGCCGCTTTTGGATCGGCCGCCAGTCGATCACTTCATCTCTCCGACCATGCGCCATAGCCCCACGATCACCACCGGCAGGGCGATCAGGAAGATGAGGAGGCGTCTCAAACCTCCCTCCCGTCCGTCGCGTAGAGCGGAGCTCGGTTGGTTCCCGGCACGTCCCGAAGCCGATCGAGCAGCGCCACCATGTCTGCGGGGAGCGTATCCACTGGCGGGTGGGCCAAGGGCGGCGGAGACAGGATCGCCCGGCACACATTCTCCAGCTCGTGCGCCGCGGCCCGTACCTGCTGCACCGGAGACAGGCCGCTCATCGCCGTTGCTCAAGATGCTGGATCGTCACCGTGAGCGCGGTCAGTGCCGACGCCAGCGCCTTATCGGATTCCGAGCGCTCCTTTTCATGGGCGCGCCGATCCATCCGGTCCCAGATGATCAGCAGGCCGAGCAGTCCCGGTGTCCCGAATGCGCTCAGGGTGGAGAGCATCGCCGCGTCCATCAGCCGGACACCGTGTAGGTCGTGTTGTCGCCCTGAACCTCCCAGCCGTCCCACATGGGGGCGCCGGCTATCCAGGCGTCATCATCCCAATTGCCGTATCCACCCGGCCCACCCGAGTGGAACCGGATCTTCGTTCCCGCCAGCCATGAGCCGCTGTCCTTGGTCAGCCGAATGACGCGCGGCGTGTAGATCGCCCCGGTAAAGCCGGCATATGTCCACGAACCCGCTCCGCCGTCCTGAACCTCGAACCCGCTGATCGCCGTTGTGCCCACCGTGAACGGGTGCAGGCTCCCCCCAGTCGGGCCAGTGATCGGAACCGAGATGACGTTGCGTGTCCCATCGGTGAAGGATGCGCCCGTCGCCGCGTCGATCGATGCCGCCCCCCGGTAAGTGCCGAGCCCGATCGCGAGAGCCCCGCCTTCCGCCAGGACGCGGGCGTAGACCGGAACGCCATTCTCGCTGGTCGGTGACGGATGGGTGCGATTGAGAGTGCCGCCTTCAAGCTCGTGCACCGTGATTTCCGGGCCTAGCAGAATGCCGAAGGTCTCCGCGCTTTCCCGCTGGTTCTTGCGGATGTCCGCCTGCGTTTCGCCGTCGCCGAGCTGCGTTGTCGAACCCGTTGAGCGGTTGAACGGGATCATGCAGAAGCGAGCGGACGGGTTGAACGTCACCCCATCATAAAGGAAGTGATCGATGTCGGCCTGTGCGATAAAGGTTCCGCTCTGCGTGTCGGACTGAATACCCCAGAGCCACGGTTTCAGGATTTGTGCGCCATAGGCAGTGATCGGATCGGAGCTTGCCCAGTTTTGGACAAAGCCCGTGACGATATAGCGCCCGTCCCTGTCGCGGTTTGCCCCCATCGCCGCGATCTCTTCCAGATCCTCCCACGTGCGGCTTGACAGCGCATCATCCATCAGGTCGCGACAGGACGTGCCCGTCACGCCAAAGTTATAAATGAAGATCGGATATTTGGTGTAGCGGCGCAGATAGTTAATCTGCTCGACAAAGCCATCCCCCGCGAGGCCGGGTTGGAAGCGGCTGCGGGTTATCACCGCATTGTCGATCGCGCCGGCAATGCGCGCCTTCATGATCAGGAAGGCGTTCTTCGCAGCGCCGCCGTCATAGGTCTTGCTCAGGCCGGTTGCTGCTGGAAGCTGGGGGGCGGTGCCTCCCGTCAGCCCGAAGACAATCTGGCTCTGCCCGATTTCGCCGATGCTGTAGCCGACGAAAACGTCCGTATTGACGCGCGCGACCGTGGTGGGAGCAGACGTGGCCCGCACCTCGATATGCAGCGCCTCCACCCAGAGCGGCAGGTCAATCCATTCCTCCCACGTCGTGCCGGAGCCGGGGACGGGGCCGATGTCCACCCAGTCGACCACGACCCGCCCGGTTGCGTCCAGTGCCCGCGCCTGAAGCCGTCCCGTCACGCCCGCAAACTTGCCGGTTAATTTCAGTTCCGCACCGTTCGCGGTGTAGAGCACGGACACAGGTGCCGGATCGGTCAGCCGGTCGATCGTCAGATAGGTCGCTGCCGCCTGCTTGCGGATTGTCGAGCCGGGATAGAGTTTTCCCCGTAGCGCCAGCGTATCGACGACCGCCGCCTTGTTCGACGTGACCGCGTAGGAGATCGCGCCGCCGGAGACGAGCGGACAATGCAGGCGGAGATTACCCGCGCCGAGTTCGGTAGCAATGACGGCACCGCCTGCGATGTTGCCCCACTGCGTATCGGTTGTCGCCCCATCGGCCATGACGAAATCGCCGATCTCGCCGCGCCAGTAGTTGATGCTCTGCACCGCGAATTGCTGCGGGAACAGCGCCTCGTTGACGATGCCGAGCGACAGGTTGTTCGTGAAGCGATCGACCCCCGCCCATGATCCGGGCAGCGCCGTCAGCGTGCCGGCGGTTTTTACGCCAGTGTCGAGATCCCAGACATCGACGATGATGTCGTTCGTGATGCGGCGGATGACGACCAGCGCGCGCCCGGAAAAATTGCTCGGCATCGCGGCGGACACGGCACTTGCCGTACCATTGGCGGTTTCACCGCGCGCGCTGAAGGTGAACTTGCCCTGATTGGCGTTCGCCACCCCCCCATCCGAATAGCCGCGCGGGATGTAGCCGATCTGGATTGCGCGCGAAGATGTCGTGCTGTCCGTGGTGGCGACGATGTACGGCAGCCGTTTGAGTTGATCATATTGCTCGACAGGAACCGTGCAGATCACCGCGAACGCGCCGTCGGCATTGAAAAACGGCGTGTCGTTGGCAACCGTCGTTTTGAACAGGTTGGACGAGTTCGGCAGGTAGAGCCCGCCATTCTCGCCGCTGGTGGAAAGCTCGCCGTTTTCAGGCGGGCAGCGGACGGAGGAATAGGAGAGGCCGAAGACGGCGCTTTGAGCGGCAGCGGATGCCGCCTCAGCCCCCTCCTTCGCCGTCACTGCAAGCGCGACCTGCGCGGCCGCCGCCGCTTCCTGCGCATCAAGATATTGTTGAACCGTGCCGACATTGCCCTCGGCGATCCAATACTCATACGCGCCAGCGCCCCGGAGACCGGCTTGATCCAGCTTCACAACATCAACCATTTGTCACCCCGGCATATAAAAAAAGGCGCCCCGCAGGACGCCCGTTGTTGTGGTAATTCAGTGAGTTGAAGTGCTAATCTGTGACGCCAGCCTCAAGCACGAACGCGCCTTTCACCCATCGCTGCGCGAAGCCTGCGCCATCAGTCAGAACCAGATCATAAGCATAGGTCTGCGCGTCTCCCGCTTCGGGCGTGTTCTGCCCCGCGATTGCCGCCAGCGTCGCTTCATCAATGCGTATCTGGACCATGCCGCCGGAGAGGATGCGGACGCCCTCCACATCGGTCGTGACGTTCGCCAGATCGACCAGCGCCGCACCGGCAGCGCCTTCATACAGGCGGACCTGCATCGTGCCCGTATAGCCGGAGAAGTCGAACGGCTCATCTTCGAAGGTAAAGGAAAGGGTTTCCCCGAACGGCACATTGCGCGCCGCCCGAAGCTCCCGAACTGCTGGTGTCATATTTTTGCTCCGGGCTAGATCACACGATAAGTAAAGGTGAAATAGAAGTCGTTGTTTCCTGTATTGCTTGTTGCAATATACTGTATCTGCGCGCGATCGTTGGTCGTGTCGCCCAATATGCCCGCGCTCATGCTAACAGCGCCATTCGCGTTCGCAGTTCCCGCGCACTGTTCTGCCGCGCTGAAATTGGAAGCAATCGGAAGGCTTATGCCCAGCACGGTATTAGCGGCGGCCGAAGTCACGTCGATTGCGCACCGCCCTGAGACGGTGACTACTCCGCCGCCGCCGAAATACTGGCAATCATAGACCGTGTGGGCCGCGATGTTCGCGACATCGGTCAGTGTCGGCGTGTAGGTCCCGGACACGAACCCGAGCGTCGTCCGCTGTGCTGCCGCATCAGCATCGTCGAGAATGGCCCGCCCCGCCGCCGTGAGATCAGCGAGCGCAGCCGTTCCCGAGCCGGTGAAGTATGGCAGTTTATTTGCGGCACTAGTGAGGCCGGCGATCGCCGCAAGTTCCGCGTCATATGCCTGCACGTCAGTACCGATAACCAACCCGGCCGCCGTGCGGAGCGCCGCAGCGTCCGCCAAGGCGAGAAGTGCCCGGCCGTAGCTGGTCGTTGTCAGCGCGGCGATTGCCGTCAAATCACTGTCGAGCGGTTGGAACGATGCTCCTAGATAGGTAAGGATTTGCGATGCCGTGATCTTGCGATCAGCCCCGCCCTGAACGCCCGCCCATAGCTCCGCCCCGCTCAGGGCCGATGCAGCCGTGAGCGCAGACGCTTTGCTGTCCGCCATTATGCCTCCAATAGTCTTTGATCGCCGGTTTCGAGCAGGATGCGATCGCCGGATTCGAGAAGGACGCGCCCGCCGCCGGTAGAGCCCGCGCCGGTCGTAACAGGGCCAAGAACAAGCCGATCACCGATCACGCCGCGCACCTGGTAAGAAACAGCCCCGACGTAAGGCGAGCCACCAAGGATGGTAGACACTTCACGCCGGGTAACATCTGGCCCTGACATATCCGCCGAAACCCAATCCGCCGGATCGACCGGGGCTGCCGTCCCCTGATAATATTCGAACAGCACCGCTTCGGCATTCGGATCGTCAACCGCCCCCTCGAACACAAGCGCTGGCAGCGACAACCCGCTACCGTTCAGCACTGTACCCGACAGGCTCCATTCGCTCACATCTGGCGCATCCACATCCGAAAGGTCCGGCGTCGAAAGGTCGGGCGTCGGCGGCGCTGTTCCCGTCTGCCCGAGAGCGAAAGCGTGCTTCGCCGCCGTCTCGGACTTCAGCGTCAACGTCACCACGCCCGAACTAGGATCGAGCGTTCGCCCGATCACGATCGCGGTCTGATTGACGAGATTCAGTTCCGGCACGTTGATCGTGAGGCAATCGCCGGGCTTGTACCCGATCCACCGGATCTTGAGCGGCAACGTGATCGGACCGAACTCGCGCGCGTTCACGATGTCATAGGCCGCGAGCTGCGCCGCCTGATCCACATCCTGCACGAGCGGGTAGTCGATCTCGCGCGTCCGCTCCCCTCCGTCCTCCGTCACATAGCTGGAGACACTCACCACGTCCGCCGGGACAACCTCCCAGCCATGATCCTCCGACCTGTATTTCGGCACGATGCCATTGATTCGATCGCGGCGGCTCTGCGTCGCCGGGACCGTCGCCTCTCCCACGATGTCCGAATAGGTGATCGTATCGAGCGAGACCTTCGGCGCGTTGACGGTGCAGGAGACCAGCGCCCCGATGCGGACAGGCTCGCCGCCTCCAGCCTGCGCCATCAGCTTAAGGTTATTCCACTTCTGCCCAGGCGACGTATCGACCACCCCGCCCGCAACCCAGCTATTCGTATCCGCGACGTTAGCCGCCTCGACAAAAGCAGCTACGTCGATTGCGTCAATCGGTACGCCTGCACCCGCGACGCGCTTGCCATTGTGGTGGCGTCCAATCGTCCAGGCCAGCGCGTGCAGCCAAGGATTTGCCGAATACGCCCACGTTGCTTCATCGTCCGAGCGATGCGCGCCGGAGCCGCCGGGATAGGTGCTATCAAGGCGCGGATCATAAACCTTGACGCCGCGCGCGATCACGCCCGGCTGCGGGACGCCGCTGCTGTATTTCTTGCCCTTCTTGTCGAACTTCAGAGTCCAGAGATACGCCGCGTATCCAGACAGCTTCGATGAGGCATCCCAACTCGCGAACCCGGCGAAGGGCGATGCCAGCGCGTCCGCTTCGGGCGCGGCTCCAAGCTGCGTATCGAGCCACATCCAGTCCGCATAGAAGCCCGTCGCCGCCCCTGCGGAAAAGGTGATCGTGGTGCGGTCAACCTGGAATGCCTCGATCGCGTCGATTGGCCCCGCGCCGGAGATGACCGCCACGAACGATTGGTATTTTTGCTTGGCCCCGTAGGAGCCCCGGTGAACGATATAGCCCGCGTTCAGGGTGCGGCCGATCATGTAGGGTATCGGGGCTTGCAGGTCGATTTTGAACGATGTTGGACTGCCAGAGACGCTTGGCTTGGGCTTTCCGGCCGCGATTGTGGCCGCTGTTGCAACGACCGCAGCCACCTTCGCCACTGTTGCCGCCGTGGCCGCCAGCAGCGGATTACCGGTCAGTGTCCCGGCAACGGCGACGACAGTAGCGATTGCTCCGATAATGGTCGCAGCCGTTCGAATGATCTTCATGTGACGCGCCAGGCCGCAAGCATCTGCGAGGGTTGCACCACCACCGCGCCGATCGCGTCTTCGTGATAGGCCACGGCGCGACCATTGCCGAGCGCCACCGCGAGCGCCCCCGGCCCTTCCAGTCCCGGCATCTCGATCACGTCGCCCACCACCGCCGCAGCGGGCGGGATGCGCTCGAACCCATTGCCATCCATCGCTTCGGCCAGCGTGTCATAGCCCAGCCGCTTGAGTGCCTTCTTCGCCCCCAGCGCCGACGAATAGCGACCCGCCTTCGCCAGCTTTGGCTTGTGCCCCATCTTCTTCAGGTGGAAAGCAACAAGCTGCGCGCAATCCATCGAGCCAAAATGAAACGGCCGCCCTTTGAACTTGTCGAGCGTCGCCTGTGCCGCCGCTACCCGGCGCACCATCTCCGTCACGCCAGCCCCGCCTTGATCTTTGCGGCGATGTCCTGCACCGCAGCCGTTCGCTGATCGATGAACGACACGCTGTTAGGAGGCGTTTCCGCACCCCAGTACGATGTCTTGATAATCCCCGACATATTCGCCAGACCGGTTTCTGTCGCCCAGATCGACTTGTGGAAGCTGTCGCTCAACCGCATCCCCTCATCGTCACCGAAGAAGCGCTCGAAGCCAGAGACGCATTCATATTCGAGCGACCGGCTGCGTAGCCCGACCTTGAGCGTCGGAACGTCCAGTTCACCATCGAACAACAGGAACGGATCAACGATCGCCGCGCCCGTCGTGCACGTGACCGCCCCAAGCCAAAGCCTGACCCGCGATCCCTGCATTGCAGGGTCTGAAAGGTCCGCCGCCGCAGCATCGGTTGCGGGTTGCAACGTAATGTTGATAGCCGGGGCTTCGTCGCCCATGCCGTCCGAAATCTCGTCGATTGCCGCCAGAACGCCGAACGTGGCGTCCTCGCCCGTGAAGATATCCGACCCGTGCGCGATCCGTCCCGAGCCATCGAGCAGCCGCAGATCATAGCCCGGAAGATTGATCTCCACCGCGCCGTAGATCAGGGGGCGATCTGCGGAGAGGGCAGCGTCGAGCTGCGGGGTTAGAGCGGTCATGCGATCTCAGAAATTGTGAACTGCAGCCCAACCGTGCGCGCCATCTCCAGCGTCCACGCCACTTCATCACCAGACAGCGAGCCTTCGATGATCGGCTTGCCGAGGTTCACCACATCGTCCACCGAAAGCGCGGTCCGCAGCATCGGAGTAATCGTCACCGTCGCGTCCCCGCTCGCATCCGCGATCACCTGCGTATCGACCGAATGGAGGTAGCTGCGCCCGCTATGAATGACGGAAAACCACTGGCCTTCCTTGATAGCGTAGCGTGGCGTGAGACCCTTCAGTGCCACCGACGTGCCGCCCGATACCGCAGTCTTGACCAGCGGAGTGCCGGGCGATGACACATCAAATTCGACCTGGGGAAATGCGAACTGAACCCCCTCCGTCTTGCCCCGCTTCAGGCGTGAGATCCACAAACGCCCATCTGGCTCGATCCGCATAGGCGGAAGCGCAACATCGATCGCGTGGCGGCTGCCGAGGCGGTTAAGCCGCTGCGTCACACCGCCGAGCGATGGCACAAGCTCAGATCCCCAATCGAGCAGGCGCGGCGTTGCGACCTGTGCGGAAAGGCTCGTCAGATCAATCGTCATCCGAGCCGCCGCCTTGCCCGCTGTGCCTGCCGCGCCTCACCCATGCCCACCGCGCCGACCATGCCTTGCTGCACAAGCGGCGCGGCCACTTCCTGCACGGCGACGTTGAAGTAGGGGGAGGGAGTGACGTGGACGGAGAGTGCGCGGCGATTGTCATTCTCGCCCTTGGTGATGTTGACCATCTCGCCCTTGGTAGCGCGGAACTGGACAAGGTTCTGATCGATGCCGCCGCGACCGCCGACCTTGAACGAACCACCGGTTGCGAAGCCCGGAAGGCCGGTGCGACCATAATCATTGATGCCAAGTTGCGCCGCCGTCTGGCCGCCGCCACCGAACAATCCGCCGACCGTGCCGATTATACCGCTCAGCCCGCTGGCAATCCCGCCTATATCTCCACGCTTGAGCGCGCTCAGCATCGACTGGAAATTGTTGACCACGCTCGATGCCATGTCGGCGAAGGCAGAAGCCGTCTTCTGTGTCGCATCTATTGCCGGATCGACCATCACGCCGTCCAGCTTTGCGAGTTCGGCCGCGATTTCAGAAACCATGTCCGGGACGTAGCTATGCCCCACAACCCGGTCATAGAGCGTGTAGAAGCTGTCCCCGACGATCTTGAGCTTGGAGATCACGCCATCCCAAAGCGCGCCGAGCTTATCCACGATCCACTTCTTCACGGCGGTATAAAGCCGCTCAAGTATAGGCCCGATCGTGTCCCAATTCTTCCACGCTGCAACAACCGCTGCGACCGCCACGGGAATGAGAAGCAAAGGGCCGCCAGCCGCGACCAGCCACATAAGAGAGCTGCCAACTGCCGCCAAAGCCGGGATAAGCGACGCGCTGAAGAACGCCACCAGACCCGCGAAGGCAGGCAGCACAAGCCCGACTCCGGAGACGATAGCTCCCAATCCCAGGGTGAGGGGGCCGAGACCAGCGGCGACCGCCGCCACGCCTACAACGACCGCCTGCATCGAGGGGGACATGGTGTTGAAGGCATTGAGGACGCTCGTCAGCATATTCGTGAGGGGAGGCAGAACCTTGAGCGCGAGCGCGCCGATCGTTTCCTGAAACTCGCGCCAGGCGTCGATCGTGTCCTGTCCGGGGGATGCGTCACGCTGCGCCTTGGCCGCGCCTGCGAAC